GGACAAGCCTGCTTCACTCCCCCCCGCCCGCGTGTAGGCGGCGCGTTCTTTGTCCCAATCGTCGCCGGTCTCTTTGGCGGCGCGTTTCCAGCTACGGGCGGTCGCGGTCGGGATTTCGCACATCATCGCCGCGATTTCGAGCGTCTGCCCGTCGCTGACGTACAGTCGGCGCAGCTTTTCGCGGGTTTCTTTCGGGTGTGCCATATCAGCCTCCGAACTTGGCTCGCAACAATTCCCAGCCGGTCGTTACAATCACGCCGCCGAGACCGCCATAAACCGCCGCAGATTTCTTGCAGTCTTTCTTAATTTGCTGCAATTCCTCGTCCATACGCGCCTGATTGGCGAGCAGGTCATCCTGTTTGGCTTCGATACGCGCCAAGGCTTCTAAAATCGGGTCGCTCATGATTTGTCCGCTTTCCTGTCTAATTTTTCATTCATTTTTTCAAGTTTGTTTTCGATGCGCTCCAAAGACGCCGCGATATTTTTTCGGTCGGCTTGGGCGTCCTGCTTGGTGTGATAAGAGAGCTTGACTTCGTGTAGCTCTTCTTTCAGGCCTTCAATGCGCTTATCCGCCTCTTTCAGACGGCCTGAAATGCCGTTGACCCAAAACCAAAACGCCGCCGTCGCAATCGGCCAAAGGGTTTTAAAACCAAATTCAAAATCCATTTAAAACCCCTTAAACCGGCACATCGCCGAATACGATACGGACGGAGTAGCCGTCAGGGCGATTGCTGGAAATTTCGAGTCCATCCCCATCGTTACAAACGCAGTAATACGCCGAAATCGTCTGCCAAACTGCACGCTTAAAGGTGTCGTAGTTTGTATTTGGATATTCAAGGTTAAAGGTCGTCTGAAAATCCTTATTCATTCGTACCGTATATTCAAACCCTGCCTTATCCAGCAAATTGGAAACATGGATGACAAACGGCTCTTGTTCGCGGGCGCGGCTTAAGCCCAATTCCAAATCGGCATGGCGCACAGCCAACTGACGCTCAACTAATTCACGGTAGGTCATTCTTTGATACCCATTAAATATTTTATCCGTCTGTACAACTTCTTAACCCACGAAATATTTACAAATGTATAAATCTTTGTTACAACTTCGCCGTCATACTGCGCATTTTCCCGTGCAGCCCGAAATTTTGCCCGGGCTTCTTCAGGGCTGTCCGCCCAAATGCTCAATGACCAGGACTTGCCGTCAAAGCGGTAAGAAAACGTGTACTCATTCATAGGAGAAACCTTATGTATTTTGAAATCTATAAAGACGCAAAAGGCGAATACCGTTGGCGTTTGAAAGCAGCCAACCATGAAATCATCGCTCAGGGCGAAGGCTACACCAGCAAGCAAAACTGCCAGCACGCAGTCGATTTGCTGAAAAGCACTACCGCCGCGACCCCTGTAAAAGAGGTATAAAATCCGCTTTTACCCTAAGCCCGCGCCCTACGCGGGCTTTTTTGTCAGTCGCCGACTTTGCGGGAGCGATTGCCTGCCCAGTCGCGCCACGCTGCGTTTTGGTTTTCCAGCTCCGAAACATAGCCGCCAAACTCAGCGGCGTGTTCGAGCAGCGTTGCCGTCTTGCCGTCTTTCGGCGGATTCGGGCGCACCGGCGCGACCATCAACGCAGCAGGCGGCGTCGGCATGACCGCCTTTTCGACAACCTTAATTTCCGTAGCCGAGGGCGCGGGCATAGAGGCGCAGGCTGTGAGAACCAAGGCCGTCAATACAACCGCCGCCTGCTTTTTGGCGATCTTGCGTAAGCGCATTTTCTATTTCCTTTTTGTTTTCCGTTTTCAGACGACTAACTTCCGCCTGCTTTTGTGCCAATGCCACACCGACGGCGTGCGCCTTGGCTTCAGATTGTTTTGCTTCTTCGCGGGCTTGCTCCAGCTCGCGTGCGTAGTTTTGCGCCGACAGACGCAAGGTCTGATCCTTTTCGCGCTCCATCTTGTCGATGACGGCTTGCTGTTTGGTAAACGCCGACTTGTAGCCTTGATGGTGCGACACCGCCAATCCCGTGCCGACAAGCGCGATGATGGCAATCGGTTGCCAATTATTCGCCAACAGCTTCACGAGTTTCGGATTCATTCTCGACCTCCTGACGTTTGACGCTTACCAATGAGCGTGCCACCGCATAGCCGCCCACGATGCCCAAATACACCGCCCAAACCTCTGCCGAAGGGTCGGGCAGCATGACGAATTTAACCGTCCCCGCCGCGCAGGCAACGTTTGCCCATAACTTCGAATGTGAAATGCCGCCTGTAGCAGGATTTCTGAAAATATCGAAAATACGCATCTTAATAACCATCCCAACCGTCAATCATATTTCTTACTTTCTCGCCTTGCGTTTACGCGCCGCACGTTTGGCAGCCGCCACGCCCGATTTACCCAAGCGCAGGCTCGGATGTTGTTTTAGATTACCCACGCGGGTAGGCTTAAATTCAAATTCAGGCACCTACGATTCCAATACCGCCAAAGCCAAAGCAAGCAAAGATTTTTTCATGCCTCGCTCCTGCTCATTGCCGCACCGCCCAATGGCAGGTTGTAACGCTCCGGAGCGGGGTCAAGAGGCGCACCGCCGACAGACGGCCATACATACGCAGCCACGCGGGACGTCGGAAATGCCGCGATGCTGACGCGGTTGCCTTGATTACCGCCCAAAACCAACAGATTGCCCGCCTTGTCCTTACCAACAACAAAACCAACATGACCGCCGCCTTGGCGCGTAAACACGACCAAACAGCCGTAAGCAGGCTTGGTAAGGCGTTTACCGCAAAAAGCATATTCTTTGGCGCGCATCCAATCCTTCGGGATGTCTCGGTTACCGGCTCGCAGACAATGGGCTGCGAATACGCCACACCACGGCGTTTCATCGTCTTTCCACCAAGCCTTCAAGCCGTGAAGCCAATTCAAAATGGTCGGATTGTGGTTTTTACCGGGGATTTCTGTCAGGCCGATATACTTTCGCGCTTCAGTAATCCAAGGGAGTTCTTTTTGTTGAGCCATAAATACCTCAAATGGATAATTTAAAAACAAAGGATAGTTTGAAAATCCCATTAAACCTTTTCAGACGACCCCCAAGCCCCGTCAGGCTTGCATTCAGCGGAATAAAGGCAAAAAAAATCCCTGCCCGAAGGCAGGGTAAAAGGTCCACTCTCAACACAAGCACAACAAAAACTAAGCCGCAAACAAATCAGCCTGCGCCCTTGCCACCGCCTCGCGGTCGGCCTCTTTTAGGATGTATCGGATATTTCGCGTCGACAGCTTATGCGCCAACACCAGCTCGCGCACAATAAACAAATCGCTCAAACCTTCCGCGCTCATCGCATCATATTGGCGGCGGATGAACCGGTTGCGAAGTTCGCGCATCGCATCCCAGCAGCGCGGAATCGCCAAGAAAGGCTGCCCGACATAAGCACGCTCCAACCGCCCCGCAGCCTCCTCGCCAATGTCCTCGACCAGTTGCTCGTGTAAGATTCGGCTCTGACGCGTATTGCGGCGGCGGTTGGAAATCGGATAATTCGTCCCACCCCAAACTTTAACCATGTGAAATGTAGCTTCCAGCCCGATAACCGTAATCATCGCCACCACGCTGTGCGGCAGCAGATGTTTCACATCCTCAAAATCCTGCTCTGTCATCTCCCAGTTCAAACTCATCCCGTTTTCTCCTTTTTCTTGCGGTTCGCACTAATCTGCAAAGCCGCCACCAACTTGTGCATATTGCCGTCGGACAACCATTCCACGCGATCAACCTTAAACATTCTTCGCGCCGTACCGTGCGCATAATTCCAAGTCCAGCCGTTATCCAGCAGCAGGGCTTCGATTTTCCGCATCATCGGATCGGCAGAATCGCGGCGGTTCGGTCGTTGTCCCGCCGTTTTTTTCGGCTGAAATCCATGTTGGCGCAAATCCTCGACCACACGCTCCAGCTCGGGGATGCTGCACTCGGTACACGACCGCTTGCCCGTCACACGCTCCAACACCGCGCGATACGTCGCATCATCCAAACCAAGCTCTTTTTGAGCGATTTTAACTTTCGCAATCAACGCACGGCGCATTTCAAACCCCTAAAACACAATATATTGATTAATTAACGCATATTATACAGATAAAATACTATATATTGTAGTAAGCCACTGTTTTTTTTTGCGAAACGGACAGACATGAAAAAAGGTCGTCTGAAAACGTTTCAGACGACCTTTTTCTTTGATTCTATTTGGGAATGCTTGACTAATTATGTGTCCACATATATAATTCAATTCATCGGGGCAGTGAAGCCCGATACGGGAAAAGCCCCACCGGAGCGGGGCTGTTACGGGAGAAAGAAAATGAAGTCCTACCTTCAAATTCTGTTCTTTCTGTTTCTGATATGGGTAAGCGGTAAGGCTTACTAGGAAACCGAAAGCTAAGGGCGGTAGCCGCCGCCCTTAGTTCCCATCTTACAAAAGACGGCTAAAAAAATCAAGGAGTTTGCCTATGGTTGATGAAAAGCTGGCTGAATACCGTAAAAGGGCGGAAGCCAAGCGCGTTATTAAAAAAGTTTCTTTTAACCGCGAAACAGAAAGGGATATTTTGGAAATTGCCAATAATCTTGATTTTTCACAATGGGTTAAAGAAAAAATACGCGAAGAGTTCAAAAATCAGCTTGACTAATTATGTGTACACATATTAATATGCAAACACTGCTTAGGCAGTAATGAAATTCCCCCGAAGTTGGAGCTTCGGGGGAACAGGTGGAAAGCAGAGCAGCAACTCTCTTTCCTCGTCATTCACGAGAAATGAAAGGTAATAATACCATGAATACCCAACTAACCCAACACTGGTCGGAACTTTAGACGACCAAACTCAGCCGCTGGTTGACGCACATGAATTGCATAAATTTTTAGGTGTTGAAACACGTTTTGATATTTGGATGAACCGTCGAATTGAAGAGTATGAATTCAAGCAAGCCCTTGATTTTATCGAGGTGTTCAAAAATGATCATGTCGAAAGAGGCTTCTTTGGAAAGCGTGAAATCCAAGTCAAAACGTACCATCTTTCCCTCGATATGGCAAAAGAGCTGTGCATGGTGGAGCGCAACGACAAGGCACGCCAAGCCCGCCGCTACTTTATCGAAATGGAGAAACAGGCAAAAGCCCTGCCCGATGCCGTGCTATACCGCATCGATGCATTGGAAGACGCCTATTTCCAAGCCGCGCCCGAAATGCTCGCGCTGCTGCGCTACCGCAGCATGGGCTTGAACCTGACCGAAATAGGCAAACTCTTGGACATGAACCCCGGCGCGGTTTCCTACCGTCTCAAAAAACTCAACGATTTGGGTTTCTTGGAATATGTCCCCAAGCCCAAAATGGTGGCGCAACAACAGTCTTTGGGATTGGAGGGTTAAGCCATGAATACCGAATTTGCCTTGAACCAGCTTTCAAACGCTTTGAATTTTATCGGCACCAACCTGTTGGACCGCAAAGCAATGGCGCGTGAAGAGATGGAGCAATGCGGCTGCCTGCTGCTGGTGTTGTCCGAATACGCCAACATACTTGACCGCAAGCAGAAAGAAGAGGAGGTGTGAGCCATGAATACCACTTATACCCTGACTTTCGACCAAGACAGCCTCAAAGCCCTGAACCTGCTGGTGTTCACGCTCAACCATCTGAAAGTTTTGGATATGGACATGGAAGGAATCGAAGACGGTTTGTCTGCCGTGATTGAAACCGCCTCCGAGAAAGCCGACAAGCTGTCCGCCACTTTCTACAACGCCGTGTACGAGCAGGAAGAGAAAGCAGCCTGAATGTAGGCATGAAAAAAGGTCGTCTGAAACAGTCTCAAAACTGTTTTCAGACGACCTTTAATCAAGCTTTAAACGTCAAAAAAAGATAAAATCAACGAAAGAGAAAACCAAACTGCCCCGACACAGTGATAAATAAAGGCTTTTTTTCGATTGCGTATAGCTTCTTTTTCTCCTTCTTTCACTTTTTCCCAAACGCGAAGAGCAGTTTCCAATTTGCGGTTGGCGTTTTCAACTTGAGCATGGATGTAAAAGGAATCGCGTGCGGCAGTTCTTAAAACTTCCAGCTCATCGGTATTTAAGTTTCCGTTTTCCATCACATCAACTCCTGCTCCGTAGGCTCAATCACAAAATCCTCAAGCCCCGACACAATCTTAATCCCCGGCACCTGACCATTCGCAAACTGCTCGCGCTCATTCAGGATGGCGTCTTTGTCGATTTCCTGCTTGGTGCGGATAAAGCTCTTATATGCCGTTTTTTCCGACATCCAAGCCAAGACGGCGGCAACGCCTGTTACCTTGACGCTAGGCGGGCGGATGCGCCATTTGACGAGTCCCGTCACAAAATCCACCGTCTTGGTCTTGCCGTTTTCCGTCAGATCGTCCTTGTGTGCCTCACAGTAGGCGGCGACAGCGGCGGTCAGGCGTTCCGACTCGGCTTTCAGCGGCGCGGCAAGCGCGGCGTATTCCTGCTCGATAACTGCTTTTTTATCTCCGGCTTCGGTTTCCAAGCGTTTGATTTCGCGGTTCAGGTCGCCAATAGCGCGGATGTGCGCCGTTACCTCGGTTTTGTCTTGTGCGGCTTCGATTGCCGCCTGTTTGATACGTTGTTTAGCCATTTTATTTGTCCTTTCCTGATTAATTAATTGATTGACCTTCGTTTTTAATATCAAAAAGCCCTTGTTCGGCGGCTGCAATCCGCTCTTTCGCGCCCTCGACATAATCTTCGGATGTCGCCGCAGCAGCCAACGCATAAGCAGTAAACGCAACAATTTCTTTTACCGCCCACTCCAACGCCGTCATCTCATCACTTGCGGTGATAAACGGCGCATCGATTACCACACCGCTTTCAGTTTCTTTGATTTCAATTTTCCACTTCTTCATTTCAATGACCTTTCTTGTTTAAAACATCTATCACTTCCGCCATTTTCTGACGGCCTTTTGCCCTATCAGGAGCGGGCTTCGCCAACATCGCCCTGGGTATCAACCGTGGCGGCAGGTTGCGGAGCAGTTCGGCGGGTTGCGGCCATGTTTCCGACTGCTGCAACACCTTAAAACCCGTCTGAATCCGTATCGGGTCATACTCCGGCGAGACGATTTCCTTGGTTTCCATCAGTTGCCGATACCAAATTTCCGCGACTACCGGCAGGTCTTGCGCTGCGGGGCGGTTGGGCAGATTGAGCGCGGCGAGCAATGCAAATCCTGACGCGATTTCCTGTTTTGCCCAATCTCCACCAGCCCATGCGCCCAAGGCTGCCACACCTTGCCGCAGCTTGGACGGCGCGCCGCCTTCGCCCCCGGGGGGGGGGGGGGGGGGGGGCGGACGCCCCAACCCCGAACCCTGCCACTGGCTGACAATCTCCAGCAAATAACCATGCGACTTTAAGGGCAGTTTCAGACGACCTTGGTCGCGGGCGTTGACGGTTTCGTTAAAGCCGTGCAGCCAAGCCTCGGCGGGAGCGGGGGAGGACACCCCGTCGCGTACTGCCTCCTGCGCTTTAATCATCGGCAGCAGTTCGTTCAAGAGCTTCGCCGTGCGAGACCAAGAGAGCTGGGACTTGGCAGGGCGGAACAAGCCGACATACCTTATCGCCGCCTTACCCATCTCCACGTCCATTTCCAACACAGCCCTCAATACAGCCGATGCGTCTGCGTCATTGATTAAGCTGTCCAAGCTGTGTACCGCCCCGCAGTTTGGGCATTTGATGTTCATTTAACCACCCCGAGAATCGCCAAAAACGCCACAAGGACAACAATCAACCCAAAAAACATACCGCAGGCATCCAAAACAACAGCTTTAGTCCGTTGTTTGAACCAGTTTTCAATCAGGCTCATCAGTGCCAAAACCACCAGTGCCAAACCAATCAGTCCGCAGATCAAGAGATAAATCATCATTCCGGTAGTCATCACATCTCCTTCCACTCTTTCATCACATCATCCAAGGCTTCTCGGTAATTGCTTCCATAGCCTCTAATGCCGTATTCGGTTAACCTACAACAGGCCTTCTGACCATTTTCTTTTGAAAATTCGGCTGACCCGACTTTCATTAAGAAATCCAATCTTTCTGTGTCCTTTACAGCCTGTTTGAATTTCGGCGAGAAATCCAAAACACTAGATTCTTGGTCAATAATGTCGTTATTCGAAGACAGTAAGGTATCCAATACGGTCATAATCCAAGGCAAATTGGCGTCGGCAGACTTATCTTCCAAAGCTTCAAACACTTCATCCGCAGGCGCATCACTCAGATATTCGAAATCGTCTTCATCCTCTGGGTTGGCAGGTTGGTAAATCGGATTCAAACCCTGCTCAATTTTGTTTAAAAACGCGACCAGTTCCCATACTGCGTCCAGGTCTTCTTTATTCGGTCTAGCGATATTCATCGTATTTCCTCCCAAGCTTCTATTGCCATTGTCAGTGTTGCCGCCTCTGCCGTTTTCCAAATCCCGTCCGGCGCGCGGGCGGCAATCACAAAACCTTCGCCGTCCTTTTTCATGACCATGAGTTCCCCACGGTCTTCCAGCCATTCGATTAAATCTTTTTCGTTCATTTCCGCTCTCCAATTTGTTTAACGCCTTCCGCGCCGTTCATCGCGTGGTGCAGTTGCACTTTTTTCCCTGCCGAATGCCCCTTGGCTATTGCCTCAATCATCGCGGCACTCCCGTCCAGTTCGGGCGTCTTAGCGTCTCTAAATACCGCGTTTTCCATATGTGGATATTTTTTTCTTCTATAGTCAGCCATAACCGCCTTTTCATCGTCTGACATCTCAAATTCTTTGACGACACTCCATGCACCCATCATCCATCCGTTACAAAACTGGTCGGCGAGATAGGTTCGGTTTGAGGGTTTTCTTGCTCGGCAGGTTTTCAGAAATTCGCGGCGGGCGGCGGAAATCTGTCGATAGACCACATCAAAAGCATAGGAAGCGATCTCGGCGCGGTTACCCAAACCGTAAAAAAACATTGAATTTCCCAGTTGATAACATTTGCACCCGAACACCTCGGAAATCATGTTTGCGACGGCCCACTGCCACTCGGCCAGCTTAACTGCCATCTTCCGACCGCTGCCACGCTCGGAGACTTCCGACAAGACAACATCAACAGCATCAACTTCATACTTTTTCATCAGTGCCTGCGCCTGTTTCATCGCCTGCGCCGCTTCGTGCTCATTTGCCGATTTACTCAAAGCCAAACACTTTTTGATTTTTTCCAAAACTGCCTGCTTATCCATTTTTCATTTCCTTTTCTTCTTTCAGACGACCTTTGCCGTCCTGCTCTTCAAACTGCGCCTGATATTCCGCGATTGCCTGCTCGCGGTTTCGCTTCACCATAAACTTCGTGGCTCGCCGGCGGGGTTGCCCCCCTTCCTCCCAGTCCGT